GGGTTGCCCTCAGAGTCAAGGCACACGTCGTCGCGCACCCGCGCGATGGTGTTGAGCGCGTAGAGCAGCCGGTTGTCGTCGAGCGTCTGCCCGTGGCCCCGCACCGTGCACTCGTACGTGCGGAAGCCGCGCATCGCCTCGAGGATGGCCCGCGAGCCCTCCTGCGCGGCGCGCGTCCGCGTCCGTGCGCGCTGCGACCGGACGTGGAGCGGCTGCGCCGGGAACGGGTCGAGGACGAGCCCGCGCGTCACCACCGGGTCGCCGAGGCCGACGTTGATCGTCGTCACCGCCGAGCGCGCGGACACCGGAGCCCCGCGGTCGCTGCCCGTGTAGACGCTCACCGTCGTCGGCACCCCCTTGCTCGACAGCGTCTCGCCACCCGTGAGGATGTTGCCCTCGTAGCTGCCGTCGGCGAGCTCGCGCCGCAGGAGCAGGTAGCTCGGCGCCCCGCTCGACCGCGGCACGTCGACCACCAGAGCGAGGCCCTGGTCCGCGTCGGGCGCCACCCAGCAGAGGTAGCCGAGGCGCGAGACGATGCTGTTCGCGAACTGCCACACCTTCTGGCCGGGGACCGGGTGCGCGCGGTCGACGACGACGGTGCGCGGCGCCGTCGCCGACGTGCCCCGAGGGCCGCGCACGCGTCCAGACGTCACGCGAACGTCGGCCGCGGAGTCGACCACGCGCACCGGGATGCCGAGCGGCCCGAACACCTGCGGCAGCGCCTCGCCGAGCGGCGTGTTGCGCACGTTCAGCAGCGGGTCCGCGTCGAAGTCCATCGCGACGCCCGCGTAGTCGCGGCCCGACAGGATCACCGTCGCGCCCTGCTGACGCGAGGCCTCCGTGCGGATCGTCTCGACGCGCCCCGCGAGCTGACACGCGCTGTCGATCGACAGCGCCACGTCGTCGCCCAGGCGCACGAGCCGCTTGATCACGTCCCACGTCGTGCGGCGAGCGGCGCTGCGGAAGAACGCGAACGTCCACGGGTTGCCCGGCGAGAGCATGTCCAGCGAGATGACGTACTCATCCCACACGTCGATCTCCGTGCCGCTGGTGCAGAGCACGAGGTCGACCGCGTGGTCGTACGGCGTCGGGTCGATGCTCACGTCGGCAGCACCGTGATGAGCGTGCCCGCGGGCACCAGCAGCGGGTCGACGAAGCTGTTGACCGCGAGGACGAGCCCCGTGAGGCTCATGTCCCCGTAGACCGTGTGGGCGATCTCGGCGACGCTCATCTCCGCGGGGAGCCGGTAGTACCTCGCCGCGCGCACGTTCGGGGCGTAGCGCGCGAAGTAACTCTGCAGCGACACGCGCACCGTCGAGAGCGCCACTACCGCAGCGTTCGCGTCGACGCCCGCGAGCGACGGCAGCGCGAGGCGCGTCGTAACGAGGCCGTTCATCGTGTTGAACGCGCCCTGCACCTCTGAGCTCGTCAGGCTGGACGCGCTTTCGAGCGCGGTCATCTGCGTCACGAGGCCCTCCGTGAGCGGCGTGTACCCCGCGAAGGGCGCGCCGAGCGCGTCAGCCGCCTGCGCCTGCGACTGCACCGTCGTCGTCGGGTCCGTGGTGAGCGCGCCGCTCGCGCCGATGAGCGTCGCCAGCGAGGCGTTGTGCTCCTCGAACGTCACCTTCAGACGCTGCCCGTTGCGCAGGCCGGGGTCGTCGCTCGCCGACCACGACTGCACCGCGATCTCGAGCGTGCCCCACGTCGGGTGGACGAGCGTACCGATCGGGTGCGACTCAAACTCTGCGATGAGGTCGCCGCGGAGGTCGGGCCAGAGGCGCCCGTAGCGCGCGACGAGCGGCCCGCTGTTGATCAGCGGGATCGTCAGCGAGCCGCGGTAGGCCTTGATGCCCGCGGGCTCCATGTCGGCGCCGCGCCGCCGGTAGGCCGTGTGCTCCACGAAGTCGTTGCCGCCCTCCATGTCGGAGCTTTCGAGAGGGAAGCGGATCCCGCGGTACTCGGCCTCGGGGAGCTGGTCGAAGTCTGCCATGCGTCATCTCCTCGGCGCCGCGGTCGTCGCCGCGTGCGTGGCGTCGACGGGCGAGACCACAGCCGTCAGCGGCGCCTGTCGCAGCGACTCCGCGACCGCGTTGCCGATCTCCTGCGCGCTCGGCGGTCTGTTGAGCGCCATCGCCGCCGCCGTCCTGCCTGCGCCGCCGCCGCCCGCGCCCCGGTGCGCCGCGATCAGAGCACGGTCGTCGTACGCCGCCTGGCCGACGTTGCTCGGCGTGAGCATCGTGGCGAGGAACGCGGCCACCGGGTTCGCTCGACCGGCGAGGAACCGAGCGCCGCTGCCAACGGTCGCGGCGACGCCACCGGCGCCCGCCGCCTCGCCGCCTGCGGTCACTGCCGCAGCCTCACCGCCGACGCCAGTGAGAGCCTGCACGGCGCGCGCGACAAAGCCGGTCCCACCCGCCGCCGACGCGCCGAGACGGTTGATCATCGCGCTGCCGAGGACGCCCGAAACTAGCCCGCCGCCGGTCTGCAGAGCCGTGCTGAGGATGGGGCTGGACTTCGAGAAGTCGTCGAGGGCGTTGCTGAATCGAACGACCGCGTTGGTGCCGTCGTTGAGCGCGTTCAGTCGCTTCTCCTCGGCGCTCTGCATTGCCGTGCGCTGCTCCGTCTCGACCAAAGCGCGCCCTCGCTCAATGTCCGCGGCGCCGAAGCGGGTGCCTGCGGCCTGCATCTCGGACACGCGCTGCGCGATGGTCTGACCGCTGCCGGTCTGCGAAGCCATCCCGAGGATGAGTCGTCGCTGCTGCGAGTCGAGCACCATCGCGGCGTTGCGCCCGCCCGCCGACAGCAGGTTGCTGACCGCGTTCGCGTCGCCACCCATGCCCGAAACGAGCGACGACATGAGGGCAACGGGGCTGCGTTCGCGGAGCTGAAATCGACCCTGCGCGTCGCGAGCGATCAACTGGTCCGCGAGGTCGGCACGACCCGTCGCGCGAAGACGCGTGTTGAGCCGCTCGGCCATCAACGGGTTTTCGACAGACGACCGCATCTTCGCGAGTGCGTTGAGCGAGTCGCGAGGCGTCAGACCCGCGGCGGCGCCGATCTCGCCAACGGCCATCGTCTCGGCGGTGGCTCGCTGCACCGCGGCGGCGCGCGCCTCTGGCGCCATCGTCGAGCTTACCGAGCGAGAGATGTTCGCCATGAGCGGGCCGAGCGCGGTGCTTGTGAGCGTCGAGAGCTCGATTGACCCCGCCTGCGCCATGCCGGTGAGCGACCGGATCGTCGCCATCTGGTCGGCGCCGGTGACCCCCTGCTGCGAGAGCATTCCGGCCACCCGCATGACCTCGGCCGGATCTTGGAACGTCGAGCGAGCGAACTCTGCGAGCTGCAACTGCCGTTGGAAGTTCTGCTGACGCGCCGCGGGAGTGCCACCCGACAGCACGGAGAACTGCGTCTGCGCCGCCATGATGCCGCCCGCGACTTGATCCATCGAGAGCCCGCGGAGAGGGCCCGTCGCGAGGGCAGTCTCTAGCTGGCGCCGCATCGATACAGCCTCATCGCCGCCGATGCCCGCTTGGTAGAACGCGGCGTTTAGCGTGTGCTCGCTCTCGGCCCGCTGGCGGCGCGCATCTTGGATCTGCGAGTGCGCCTCGCGAACGACCGGCATTGCAGCGTCGCGACCCACGTTCAGCCCGCGCCGGATGCCGTGGCCGATGGTGCGTGCGTCTCGCTCGCGCCGCGCCGCCTCGCGCGATGCGACGGCCGTCTGCTGCCTCTCCTCGCGCTCGACGGCGCGCGTCACCCGCTCGAGCGCGGTGGTCCGCACGCGGGCCTCCTGCTCTGCGGTGAGCCCCCGTCGCTGCGCCTCGGCGCGGGCGATCTCCGACGCCTGGCGCTCGGCGCGGGCGCGCCCCTCGGCGGTGAGCTGCGCCGCTCGGCGCTTCTGCTCCTCGGCCCGCACGAAGGCCCGCACGCTCGCCTGTGCCGCGCGCTCCTGATCCCGCGTGATCTGCTGCGAGTCGCGATACACCGACTGCTGCGCTCGACGCGATCCAGCCGGGATGCCCGCGAAGAGGTTGCCCATCGACGCGCGCACGACGCGCTCCGTCTCCTGCGCCTGCGTGCGGATCTGGCCGAAGGCCGCGACGATGCCCGCGGTCGTGGCGTCGATCTCGAGCACCGCGCGCGGCATCAGTCGATCTCCTCAACGGTCATCGTCGGGGTCGAGGCTGCGGGTGAGGGTTCTGGCGAGGCGCTCGGCTGCGATGTACCCGAGGAGTTCGCCGTCATCCATGTCGCACGCTGGGCGACCAGTGAAGTGATGATGGCTCGCAGCGTGCCGAAATCGTAGCGCGGCAAGCTGGTCATGGAGGCTTGCCCTTTTCCCAGAGCGTCGGCCACCTCCCGGACCTCGTCGAGCGTCTTCAGCGACCGGAACGGCGACCGCTCCTGCGACCACGAGAGGTACTCGTCCCAGCAGGCGCGGATCTCGTCGACCTCGAAGTGCGCGCGCACCTCGCTCGCGTCGGCCGCGAAGAGCGTGTCGGGCTTCTCGGGGTCGACCAGCGCACGCGCGAGCGTCTGCACCATCACCTCGAGGTTCAGCACCGCGTCGCCCGCGTCGCCGACGAGGTCTTCGCGGTGCCACCCGCCGGTCGAGACGAGCCACTTGATCGCCTCGGCGTGCGCGCGCGCCGCGTCGTCGGCGGTGAGGGCGCGCACCGCGAGGCGGATCGTGGTGCGGCCCTCCGCGCGGACGATGTCGAGGTCGAAGGCCTTGTGCGGGCGGGCGCGCCCCGCGAGGAGCTTGGCGAGGGGGGAGCCTACGCGGAAGCGGTCGAGGTCGCTCACGACCCGCACGCTACCACGAGGTCACGAGGTCGAGGTGATCTTCCCGTGGAACTCCCACGAGACGGAGTTCGCGTCGGCCACCTTGGTGCCAGCGCGGACGGTGCGGATGTCGCCGGTGCAGGTGTACGTCTTCCCCGCGAGCTTGAAGCCGAGCGTGATGACCGCCTGGGCGAGCGCGATGCCCACCCAGTCGAACTCCATGCCGCTCTGAGGGATCGCGTTGTCGACGCGGACCATCACCTTCTGCGGGCCCACGCTGAATCCAGCGGTGCCGAGAAGGAGGGTCTGCACGTCCTTGTTTTGCGTGTCCACGTCGAAGTCAATCGAGCTGGACTGCAGCACGGGCACCGCGTTGACGGTGACGAAACCGGGACCGGAGTAGATCGTTGCCATGGCTCAGTTCCTCACAGGCTCGCGAGCTGGCGCACGTTGCCAGCGATGATGTGGAGCCCGCTCACAGGCTCGCAGGGGATCTCGCAGTTGAGGCGCCCGCTCACCACCGGGTCGGCCTGCACCGCGAGGAGCGAGGCGTTGGCCGTCACGTCGCGGATGATCGTGCGCGCTTCGTAGCCCGCGAGGCGGTCGAGGATGTACGACCTCACCAGCGACGGCGTCGTCACGTTCGGCGAGAGCGGCGGGTTGCCGTTCGCGCTGTCGGCGCCGAGCTTGAAGCCCTGATACGTGACCGAGAGCGAGCTCTGCAGGTCGTCGGCGACGTAGTCGCAGACGGTCACGAACTCGGTGTCGATCACGGCGTAGTTCGGCACGCCGAGGTACAGCGACCGCGAGGTGATCGAGCGCGAGAGCGAGCACAGACCGGGGCGCGCCGTCGAGGGCACGACGCACGCGAGGCCGTTGTTGAGCGCGCTCTCGACCTCGGTCGCCGTCGGCTGGTCGGCCACGCTGGTCTGCGCGAGGAGCACCGCGAGCTGCACCCCGTCGAGGTTCGCCGCAGGGTCGCTCGACTCGCCGACGAGCACGCCGCTCAGGGCGCCGTCGCCCGCGAGCCGCGCCGCCGCCAGAACCGCCGCGACCTCGGGGCCGGGGACCTTCGACGCGTGGTGCCACGCGACCTGCAGGCGCGAGGCGTTGAGCCCGGTGGCGAGCGTGGTCGCGTTCGCCAGCGTGTCGATCGTCCCCGCGATGCCCTGCTGCCGGATCCCCACGGTCACCGCCGCGAGGTTGTCCAGATGGGTCACGAGGCGCCCGATGTTCGTCGCGTCGTTCGCGGCGACCACGATGCGCGAGTACTTCTGCGAGGCCACCGCCGCGAGCGCGTTGGTGTAGTTGTCGGCCGTGTTGCCGCCGGTGAGGTTGAACTCCGCGCCGATGCCCGCGCCGACGCTCGTCCACTGAAACGTCGTCGCGCCAGGCGACGTGGTCGACGAGCCGGTCACGCGCGTCGCGACCACCGAGGACGACGAGACGAGGTAGGCGTCGACGATGAGGCTGTTGCCGCGCGGCCCCGCGTGCTTCGCGGTGATCGTCACCACGCCCGCGGCGTTCTGCGCGGTGTACGGCAGGCCGTTCGCGTCGTTGATCGCGTCGGCGATCGCAGCGGCGATGGTCGTCGCGCTGTTGCCGGTAGCCACGGGCACGTCGAGCACCTGATCGCAGAGGCGCAGGCGCACCGTGAAGGCCGCGGTCGCCGTCGTGGCGACGGTCAGATCCGCCGCAGCCGCGGTGCCCCCGCTCTCGGCCACGGAGCAGAGCCAGAGGCTCGCCGCGGGCGACTGCGCGAACGCCGCCGCCGCCATGCGCGCGAGCTCGCTGCCCGCGCCGCAGAGCGACACGGCGTCAGACGCGCTCGCGCAGAAGGTCGGGGTCGCCACGGGCATCGATCCAGCCGCGACGCTGAACGCGGGCGAGGCGCCCGTCAGCGTCGTGCCGATCGCGTTGCCGAGCAGCAGGATCTTCTCGGGCGCCGCGCCCGCCGACGTGCCGGGACCGCCGAGGATTACGTTGAGGTAGACGCTCGGCGTCTTCGTCGAAGACGCGAGGCCGGGGATGGTGATGGTCACTTGCTGGGCTCCTGCTCTGCCACGAGGGCGAGATCACCGCGCGCGATCGCGCGGCGGTAGTGGTGGTGGTCATCGACGAGCTCGCCGTCGGCGAGCGGCGCGCCCGTCTTGTCGCGCCCCGCGAAACGGCCGCGGTGCACGCGGCCGGACTCGTCGAGCAGGGTCATCAGTCGGCCTTCCACGGCCGCGATCAAAAGCTTCATGGGTTGGGCTCCGATTCGAATTGCACGAGGGGCTGGACAGCATCGGCGAGGCCGGTGCCGATGAGGTTCACGTCGCCCACGACCGGATTCAGCGGCGGGAGGTTCACGCCGGGGTCGGGGTTCACAGCCTGCGGGAGTTCGCGCAGCGCCTCGATGCGCGCCGCGTACGCGTAGCAGACGCCCTCGTCGACGAGTTCTGGCACCGCCGCAGAGGCCCGCAGCGGGCGGTCCCGCCACGTCGTCCCCGGAGGCGTCACGATGAGCCCGTTGACGGCGCCCAGGGCCACGTCGAGGAGCTGCAGGATGCCCGCGGCGCCGACCGCCGACTGGTTCATCGCGTCGTCAATGGCGCGCGGATCCTCGAGGGCGACGATCACCGACCACGTCGCAGCGCCGCGGTCGCTCACGTCCGCGAGGACGTTGACGATGCGCTGCGGTTGCTCGCCGTCGAAGCGCAGGAGCACCGCGGGGAACTGCCCGCCGCAGACGCGCGAGAGCCCCTCGCGGGTCACCGGGCCCGCGTAGCGCCCCGCGAGCGCGAACGGCGCCGTGGCCGTCGCAGGGACGGCGACCTTCGCGGCGAGCGCGGTCAGGATGGCAGAGTCGATGACGGCGAGGCTCATGGCAGACGCTCGATCGCGCCGACGATGGACGCAGCGACGACCTGCGCGACAGTATCACCCTCCGCGCGCCACGCGGGGCCGAGAAAGGGGTACGGGCGGTTGCGCGACGTGCCGAGCTCGACGTAGCTGCCGTAGAACATCCCGCCGTCGACGCGCACGCGGTAGCCCGCGTCGAAGCTCCCCTCGGTGAACTGGTACTCGGTGTTCGTCTGCAGGCGGAACGTGCGGTTCGTGTACGGGTGGTTCGCCTTCGCGTAGGCCGCGACGAGGCGCCCGCCGCTCGCCAGAGCACCGGGCAGCACGCGCACGACGGCGCCGCGCATCTCGTCGACGGCGTCCACCAGCGCCCCCATCAGAAGCCGCCCGTGTCCTTGTAGTCAGCGATGCGGTTCCACACGTTCGTGTCGCGCCCCACGTCGTTCTGCACGTTGAGCGTCTGCGCCCGCGGGAGCGGTGGCGTCTGCGAAGAGCCTGGCGCGCGAGCGTCGGCGTCGCGGTTGAGCTGCTTGATGAACTCGCGCGCCCTGCGCCCCTGCTCGGCGAAGCTCCCCTGCTCATCCCACAGCCCGTGGCGCCGCGCGGCGATCTCGCACGCGAGGTCGACCACGCACCCGATCACCGCTGGATCGATCGTGTCGGTGAGCGAGTAGACGCCCTGCGCGAAGGCGACGCGCGTCATCGTGCGGAAGAGGCTGTTCGCTTCGGCGAGGCACAGGTCGCGGAAGGTCGTGTCGACGGCGTTGCCGCCGTTCTTCGCGAAGAGCCGCGTGTAGACCTGCGTCGACAGGCGACCGGTGAGGTCGGCCGCGGTAGCGATCGTCGTCTGCTCGGCCACGGTCAGACCTCGACGAGCTCGAGCTCTCGCCCGAGCGTGAAGCCGTCCGCGAGGAGCGCCTGGGCCACGGCCGACGGCACCTCAGCGCCGGGCGACCACTGCCCGCGGGAGCCCGCGAAGATGTTGACCCGCGCCCGGTAGACGGGCTCAGGAGCGGCCGGGGGAGGCAGGGTGGGCGCGTGGCCCGCGCTGTCCGCGGCGGCGCCCGCAAGGGGCGTTTCCGGGGCAGCGCGGGGCGCCTCCGCGACCGTCGCCGACGGCGCCGAGGGTTCGGGCTGCGGCCGACGGTCACGGCGCGACATCAGGAGACGACCGTGGTGTAGAGGAAGCCGGTGTCGCCGCCGCCGATCACGAACTCGCTGTCGGAGTGCGAGGTCTTGATGAACACGCCGCCGCGGACGCCGCGGAGGTTGTCCACGATCTCGCGCGTCTCGATCGTGCCGAAGCGGAAGGTGTACCCGAAGGTCCGCGTCGCGCGGGGCGACGGGGTCTTCTCCACGCGGATGAGCGCGGCCGACTTGCCCCAGAGGTAGTTCGAGCTCACAGCGGCGCCTTCGGCAGCGGAGTTGTACTTCGCGCGGCCGATCACGACGTTGTCCAGCCCGAAGGCCTCGGCGAAGAGCTGCTCGTTCACGCGCAGCGGCACGTCACCGGCGGTGGTCGACGCGCGCGAGAGGATGTACTGCAGCACCTTCGGGTTGTTGCGCAGCTTGATCCACGCCTGGGCGCCGAGCACGAGGGTGTTCGGCCGCACGAAGCAGCTCTCGATCGCGTCCTCGATCTTCTGAATCGGGTCGGAGGTCGCGGTGTCCCACCGGTCGCCGCCCGAGAGCGCCGCGGTGTTCGAGCCGTAGTTGCTCGCGTTGAAGACCACGTCGGCGACGCGCTTCTCACGGGCGAGCATGAGGAAGTTCATCACGATGTCCTGCGCGTAGATCTTCGGCTGCAGGGGCGCGTCCGCGTTGGCGATCTCGTCGTTGGAGACGAAGTCCATCAGCGCGTAGTCCGTGACAGAGTACGTCAGGTTCGACGTGAGCGAGTACGTCACCTCGTTGACCTGCGAGCGGGGACCGGCGACGGCGCTGTCCGACACTTCCTGCATCGTGTTCACGGGGAACGCGAAGATCTTGTCCGAGCGGTGCTTCACCGACACGACCGGGAGGCACTGGTCGGCGACGTACTCGCGGTTGTTGTACTGCGCGACGAGGTTGGTCAGCGCGCGGTCGATGTGCACCACCGACGGCGAGAGGCTCATCGCGTGCGCGACGTCGCTCGGGCCCATCCCGTGAGCGCCGAGGATCTGGTGCTGAATGCTCTGAATCAGGTTGCTCATGGTGCTCAGCCTTGGAGGTTGCCGATGTGGATGTCGATCGCGACGCGCTCGCCGCTGTTGGCGTTCTCCATCGCGTAGCCGATGGTCGCGACGTTGGTGCCCGCGCCAGGCGCGGCGGGCTTCACGCCGCCCGAGGTGTTGGCGACGGTGAGCAGCTGCCCGCGGGTGATGCCCGCGGCGGCGATGCCGGGGTAGATCCCCGCGGTCACCACGTCGGCGGCGGTCTGCGCCGAGGTCACGGAGTAGAACGAGAGCCCGAGCAGCGCGACGCTGGTGGGGTCGGGGTCGGCGCCAGCGGGGAGCGCGGCGCTGTTGTCAGTGGCGCCCTGCACGAGCACCGCGCCCGCGCTCGCAGTGAGCGACGAGACGGCGAACGAAGCGACGAGCTGAACGTTGCGGCGAGACGTGGTCACTTGAGGCCTCCGATCAGGGCGGTGAGGGGCGCGAGAGCCTCCTCGCGCAGATCGCGAGAGGCCTGCAGGAGCGCGTCTTTGTAGGACAGCGCGGCGTTGGCGGACATGAGCCGCGTCGCGCGGTCGTGCGCGGCGTCAGCGTGGCGCACCGGCGACGGCGCGCGCTCGGCCGGGATGCCACCCTGGGGGGCCACGCGGGCCGACATCAGGCGGGCGTCGGCGGCGGGCGCGGACTGCGCCGGGTAGAGCGCGTCGAACGTCCCGCGGTCGGCGCGGCAGAGCTTCACGAGCCGGTCGCGGGCGGTCGCGGGCGCGCGGCCCTCGGCGATCACGCGGTCGCTCATCGCGGCGCTCTCGGCCATCTCGAGCTCCTCGAGCTTCTCGAGCATCTTCTCGATCGCCTCGAGGATCGCCATCTCCTCGGCCTGCCCGTCCATGTTGCAGTACGTCGCGCCCATCGCGCGGAGCTTGGCCATCGCCTTGCTCTCGCCCATGGGCACTGCCATCTTCTTCTCGTCTTCCATCTTCGTTTCCTTCTCGGCCCGAATGGCCGCGGGGATGTGCACGCTCTCGGGCGAGAGCGATGCGGCGCGCGGATCGCGCGCGGTGACCGGCTCCATCCCGTCGAGGAAGGGCCGATTCGTCAGCGCGACGCTGGTGAGCCGCGCACCGATCGGCTCGCCACTCTCAGGGTCGACCGCGCCGAAGACCACCGCGGGCGAGCAGTACGCATAGCGCCCGCTGCGGATCGCCTCGACAGCCGCAGGGTCGCACCACTCGACCGTCGCCCACAGCTCGTCGCCGCGGACTTCGAGCGCAGTGATCCAGCCCACCGCCGGCGCCCCGTGCTGCAGCACGCCAGGCGCGCTCACCATCTCGGTCGCGTGCTCGTAGTCGACCGGGACGCGACGGTTCTTCGACCGATCGAAGTTCCCCACGATGCCCGCGAAGGTCTCGCCGTCCATCGTGAAGCCACCCTGCGGGTGACCCTTGAAGTCGCCCATCCGCGCGATCTGAATCTGCGAGCGCGACACCGGCTCGGCGGTCATCGAGATCGCCACGCTCGGGCAGCGCGCCGTGCGCGACTGCTCCCACGCCGCGCGGTGCCGCTCGAGGTGCTTCAGCGCGGCGTCGCGCACGTCCGCGGGCACGTCGACGCCGCCGCCGCGGGCGCCGTGCAGAGCGCCGATCGCAGCCGACACGCCCGCGGGTACCGTGACGAGATCGACGCCACGAACGTCGTGGTGCGGGAGGATGTACGAGGTCAGGTTGTCGCGCGGCCCGCGCACGATCGCGAAGCCCTCGGCGTAGTCGTTCCACGCGTCGGCCGACGGCTCGTCACCGTCGACACCGGCCCACGCCCGCAACCGCTGGATCGCTGCGTCGGCGTCCCACGCGCCCTCGGCGAAGGGGTACTCGTGGAACGGCACCACGCTCACCTCAGCGTCGGCCATCGTCGTCGTCGCGTCGCTCATCTTCGCTGCCTCGTCTGCCGCGTCCATCTGACGCACGACCTTCCGCGCCCAGGCGTAGCCCGCGTCGCCGCCCCACCCCTGCCACGCCTGCCAACCCTTGCCCTGCTCGTCCCACGTCGAGCCGCTCTTGTCGACCTCGTGGCGATCGAAGTACGCCTTCATGCGACGCACCGTCTCGGGCGAGAGCGTCTTGCCGTTCGCGAGGTCGCGGGCCCGCGCGAGGCCGACGACGGTCATCCCACGCTGCGACGGCGGCTTCGTCGCGCGCACCTCGAGGC